AAATTTCCCCGCATGGGCGTATACGGATACGGATACGGAAAATACGGTAGTACCACAGCGGATAGAGAAATTGGCAGTTACAGTAATGGTGTAATGGAAGAGTTGGGAACTAATCTTCTCAAACAATTAGCCGGCATTACCAAATAACTTGAATTCTGTCTCCGGCACAGTTATACTTTAATTGTGCTAAACAAAAATTTCACTTTTAGTCTTGACAGACTAAATACAATTGTTATATACTGCAACGGTGCGTTATATATCTAGGCACAACAAAGACCATCTTAAATTTATAGGAGAACATTATGGCAACATCTTTAGCAGAAATTCGTGCAAAACTTCAAGCACAAGAAAACAAGGGACAAGGCGGCCAATCAGGCGGTGACAATGGCATTTATGCCCATTGGAATATCCCAGAAGGTACTACAGCTCGTGTACGTTTCCTTCCAGACGCAAATACAAAAAATGATTTTTTCTGGGTCGAACGACTTATGATTAAACTTCCTTTTGCTGGTGTAAAAGGGCAAGTTGATAGCAAACCTACTTTTGTACAAGTACCTTGCGTTGAAATGTGGGGCGAAGCATGTCCTATCCTTGCAGAAGTTCGTACTTGGTTCAAGGACAAGAGTCTTGAAGAAATGGGTCGTAAGTACTGGAAAAAACGCAGTTATATCATGCAAGGATTTGTACACGAAAATCCTCTCACTGATGACAAACCCACAGACAATCCGATTCGTCGATTCATTATCAGTCCTCAGATTTTTAATCTCATTAAAAATGCTTTGATGGATCCTGAGTTGGAAAACTTGCCAACTGACTACGAAGCTGGTCTGGATTTCAGTATTAAGAAAACCAGTAAAGGCGGATATGCTGACTACAATACTAGCACTTGGGCACGTAAAGAATCGGCACTGACTTCTACAGAACTGCAAGCCATTGAAAAATTTGGATTGTACAATCTGAATGACTTTTTGCCTAAAAAGCCATCTGACGCAGAACTAAAAATTATCAAAGAAATGTTTGAAGCCAGTGTGAATGGTGAACCATTTGATGCTGATAAGTGGAGTGCTTATTACAAACCAGTTGGAATGGCTAGTACTGCTGGCAACAAACAGTCTGACGACGAATCTACTCCAGTTTCGAAACCTGTTGTAGTATCCCGTCCAGCACCTGCGGCAACACACGACGAACCTCCATTTGAAGTAGATGAGCCAGAAGTTACTGCACCGGTGGCAGCAGCCAAACCTGCTAGTCAACGTGCCGAAGACATTCTGGCAATGATTCGCAATCGTCAAAAGTAATGAAACTAACGGTTGTTCTAGGCACCTCGGGAGAGGTGTCTTTTGATATTCTGCTCTTTGATAATGAATTTGTCCGTAAATGGACTGAAGAATTTCAATGGTGCTTAGACAACTGTGAAATAGATCAAGAAGAATCTTTTTCGGGCTTACTATCTCTTCGTGAGGCAGGTGAAAAATTATATAATGCTTGTGTCGTGATAAATCGGTATTTAAAAAATTTTATTGAGTTAAGATCCGACCTCGAGACTCAATCGCAGGAATATTTTAATTACCTACATACAAAATTCGAACAGCTAAGTGGAGAGTTCGGTAAGCCCACCCGTTTATTTTCTATTGCGTCAGATGAACTTAAACAAGCAATACGAGAATTAAATTTTTACGTTCATCGAATTGAAAAACAAAAAGATCAATTAAATAGATTCACTGTTAGATTTAATAAAAATCAATATAGGCGAATATCAATGATTGAGTCTGATTATAATTATTGTGAATTTAAATTAGACCCCGGGGTAATGTTTGTAAATTATGCTGAACTAGGTAAAGATTTTTACGATTTGTATAAAGATGGATTAAGCGTCGATTATAAAGGATTTAAAAATCTTCACTATTATAGTGGTGACATTACACTATTTTTTTACGATTACGATCCTTTGTCAAATTTGGATTACGTAGACTTTTTAAAAAATAATAATATTGACCCTAATGATAAAAAATTAGGACATGGAAAAATACCTCTGGGAAGAGTATTGGATTTAAAAGATAGCTTCTGTAAAATACAGAAGTTTAAATTTATTAAAGAAATAAAAATTAAGGAATAACTATGGCAACAAAACCTTTTGATGTAAGTAAATTTAGAAAAAATATTACTAAAAGTATTGATGGTATCAGCGTTGGATTCAGAGACCCGGACACATGGATCAGTACAGGTAACTATGCATTGAACTATCTTGTAAGCGGAGATTTTCATAAAGGGATTCCCCTGGGCAAAGTTACTGTATTTGCTGGCGAATCTGGTGCCGGAAAAAGTTTTATTTGTTCCGGCAATTTAATTAAGAATGCACAACAACAAGGAATTTTTCCTATCTTGATTGATACAGAAAATGCACTCGACGAAAAGTGGCTACATGCTCTTGGCGTAGATACTGCCGACGATAAGTTGCTAAAACTTAATATGGCTATGATCGACGATGTAGCTAAGATGATCAGCGAATTTGTAAAAGAATACAAAACTTTAGCGGAAGCAGAAAGGCCAAAAGTTTTATTTGTAATGGATAGCTTAGGTATGCTGTTAACGCCAACTGATGTTAATCAATTTGAAGCAGGTGATATGAAAGGCGACATGGGCCGAAAGCCCAAGGCATTAACTTCACTGGTACGTAATTGTGTTAACCAATTTGGTGATTTGAATATTGGATTAGTTGCAACCAATCACACATACGCAAGCCAAGACATGTTTGATCCAGATGACAAGATCAGTGGCGGACAAGGCTTTATCTATGCGAGTTCTATTGTTGTTGCAATGAAGAAGATGAAGTTGAAAGAAGACGAAGACGGCAACAAGATTACGCAGGTCAAAGGTATTCGTGCAGGTTGTAAGATCATGAAAACACGTTATGCTAAACCTTTTGAAAGTGTACAGATTAAGATACCCTACGAAACTGGCATGAATCCTTATAGCGGACTTGTTGACATGTTTGAGGGAAAAAGTTTATTGCAAAAAGAAGGCAACAGTCTTAAATATACGCTAGTAGACGGTACAGTGATTAAACAATTCCGTAAAGCGTGGGAGCGTAACGACGATGGTAATTTGGACAAAGTTATGCAAGACTATGTTGCCAATCCGCATAGATTAGTTACTACCACAGCAGAAGAATAAGTACACAATGAAATTGACTGACATTTTGACATTGCATGTAGAATTAAGCTCTAAGTGTAATGCTTGGTGTCCTGGATGCCCTAGAAATTTAAATGGTTACGGATTACGATCAGGAGTAGATCCAACTAACTTAGATTTAAGTAAATTAAACTATGCAGTAGACAAATTGCCAAATCTTAATAGGGTGCAACTATGTGGAAGATTTGGTGATCCGTTGATGCATAATCAATTTGATCAAGTAATTGATGACTTGACTACAAAATCTTACCATTTACAAATTCATACTAATGGCAGTTTAAGAAATGCAACATGGTGGAAAACTTTAGGAAATAAACTATCAAATTATTCACATGAAATTTGGTTTGGATTAGACGGTTTAGAAGATACACACAGTTTATATAGACAAGCAACGGATTTTAATAAAGTAATTGAAAACGCCCGCGAATTTATTGCAGCAGGCGGAAATGCTATATGGCAGTTTATTCCTTTTAAGCACAATGAACATCAAATTCGAGATTGTATTAAACTAGCAAAAAAAATAGGATTTAAAAAATTCGAAATAATCGAAGGAGTTAGAAATCCTATAACTGCTAAACATTATATTACCGGCCAAGAATATGATTTGATTCCTTGGTCTAAGAACAGCGAATTGAATTATAGAGAATATACACCAAAATTAGTTTTTGAAAATTGTGCTCACCTTAAAGCACCTGGACTATATATTACTGCATCGGGAAAATATACACTTTGTTGTCACTTCGATTCTGTGTACCCTGAACATAAAAGTGTTTTATTTGATACTATTGAAGAAACAGTACCATTGGATATAGAATATGAAATTAAAACGACTCCGCGTCCATTATGCATAAAGTCTTGTGCAAATCTGCGAATGGAAAGAAAACTATTCACCCTTAATCAATAGGAATAAAAATGACAATCGAAACAGACACATTAGTAGAAGTTTATTCTATATTAAAACAATATATTCCTCAAAAAGATAGACAAGAAGCATCAGACAATTTGATGAGCATACTTGTCGATTTATTGGGGGATATAGAGCTTAAAGAATTTAGTGTAACTGATGCATACACTAAACGTAGTTTTGACGAATACGCCGGAAATTACGAAGAAGATGAAACCGATGAAGATTACGAAGAATAATGTGGTATAATAAAGTAGTATCCGACATGGGTAATATTCCCGCCTTCATAAATTATTATGAGGATGAGTTGATACAGGCTAAATTTGAGTGCAATATTAAAGGTAACTTAGAAAAGAATGTTGCATCGTTGCCTGGCATTACAGAACAGAGATTTAATCAGTTACAAGAAATCGAAGCGGTACTACAGTATCTTAATCTGCAATTAAGAAAAATTAGAAAAAAACATTTTCAGAAATATCTTGAAAATTATCCAAGAGCATTAACTAGCAGGGATGCTGAAAAATACGTAGACGGAGAAGATGAAGTCATTGATTTTGAGACAATCATCAATGAAGTTGCGTTAGTTCGGAATAAGTGGTTGGGTCTGATGAAAGGCCTGGAAAGTAAAAACTTTATGTTAGGACATGTCAGCAGACTCAGAACCGCGGGTATGGAAGATATCACTTTATAAGTAACAATATGAATATTGTATTAGTAACAGGTGGATTTGACCCAGTTCATTCTGGGCACATTGAATATTTTAAAGCTGCCAAATCATTGGGTGACATTTTAGTTGTTGGTGTTAACAGCGATGCTTGGTTGCAGCGTAAAAAAGGTCGGGCATTTATGCCATGGGCAGAGCGAGCTGCTATCATCGATAATTTAAAGGTAGTGGATTTTGTCTACGAATTTGAAGATGACGACGGATCTAGTATAGATGCTATTTTAAGAGTAAGATCAGTATATCCGGATGCTAAAATTATTTTTGCCAATGGCGGAGACAGAACCAAAGATAATATTCCAGAAATGGCCTGCCAGGACAATAATTTAGAATTTGTATTTGGTGTAGGCGGCGAAAACAAATTAAATTCTTCAAGTTGGATTCTTGAGGAATGGAAAGCGCCTAAAACATCTCGTACTTGGGGCTATTATAGAATTTTGCACACTTGCGGCCCGGGCACCAAACTTAAAGAGCTTACAGTTGCACCTAAAACTTGTTTAAGTATGCAACGGCACGAAAAAAGATCAGAATTTTGGTTTGTAGCCCAAGGCGAAGCTACTGTGTACACTTTAGACGCTAGTAGTACAGATCACGATTT